GGAGAACTGCCCCGCCATTCGTGCCCGCATCTGCGAAGGAAATGACGAATTGCCTCACATGCGGCAAACCGTTGAATGCAGAGGGAGAATGCACCAACAAAGAATGTAAACCCGTGAAAGAAGAACTATCTAAAACAGAGCCTATTGACGAGAAGCCAAAGGAAGAAGATGAACCGCACCTGAAGGAGAAAGCACCTCAGATCACTCTTGAAACCTCTAAGGAAACTCCTAAACAAATCACTATAAAAGAAGCAGCGAAAATAAACAAACTTGTTTTCAAAGAATTTGTTAAACCCACATTCACAAGTGACCTAGTGGAGTCTGGCCAAGCGACCCAAATTATTAAGGAAAAGAAAGAGCTTGATGAAACATTTAAAGCAGTCACAACGGCGACAAACGAAATCATAGAGTACCTTAGCCAGCCTTTCACCATAGTTGAAGATGACCTCAACTGGAGAACACAAATTGCATCTTTCGCTGATTCAGTTAATGAAGGCTTCCAGAAAGTCACTGCATCAATCAACAACGTGCCTGTTTACGATGATAAAGTATTGCGGGAAGCAGTTGCAAACATACCTAAAGACGATATGTCTTGGCGCACCAGCCTCACCGAGCAGGGTTTAGCCATCAAAGACATCACAGAGAAATACCTCAGTTTAGCCGCCCAAAATACCTCAGAAGTTACAGGCCTCAAAGAAACCGTTAAGCAATTAACAGAAACAGTCACATCGCAAAAGAAAGACTTTGATTCCCTCCTGGCAGTCGCTGATAGAAACAGCGGCGAACTCCGCAGGCAGCTGGAAGAAACCAAACGGGAATTGGAAGCCACAAAGAAACTATCTGAATCTACACAGACTGAACTGAAAACCGCGAAAGAAACCCTTGAAAAAACCAAAGTGCTTGCAGAGAATGAACGCGACCACCGCCAAAGCAGCTTTAAGGGGCACAGCAGAATCTTGGAGACAGCAAGCAACCAAGCTATCACGGAAGACCCGTTAAAACAGAAGGAGAAACCATAAAATGTTCAGCATTCAAGAAGTAATGAGTAAAACCGCAGAGCAGCGTAAAGAAATTATGCATTGCTTAGAATCCGTCAGCAACGAAGCCGGCTGGCACCCCGAAGATGCCAACATCTACAAAGGCTTACCCACCACAGATCAACTGCAAATTAAAGAAACCCTTGACCGCTTAAGCCTCGCTGAAATCCTGATGATTGGGCAAACAACACCCCATGCAGATTACCTTGTCGCTACAAAACTTTATGACACACTCATCTATGCCTCAAAGAAATATGACCTTTGCCCGTTAATCAGCGCCGCAATGGTTGAACCATGGCAAGGTGGAAACTTAACAGTAACCATCGCTAAAGACGGAACCTACGCACCGAAGAAGTTTGTAGGCGGCGGAAAACTAAAGGAAATCCAGCCCTCATTCACACAGAACACTTTGAAGCCTGAAGGCTACGGCATACCAATCCTAGGCGGCGAAGACCTAATTGAAGATAACCAATTCGGCATCGTACAATGGAACGTTATGCAAGCCGCAAAAGCCGTGGGCAAACGTGCAACAGACATCGCGTTGAAAACTTTGAAGACCGGCACAGGCGGCGACGGCACAGTAAACAGCCACGCCGCAGGCTCAGGCACAACTGTTTGGGCAGGATCAGCAGGCTCAGATGTTGTCTCCGCAGTTTTAGGAGTCGCAGAAGACGAGTTCAACGCAAACACCTTAGTCGCAACAGGCTCCGCATGGGGAGACGCACTCGGCAACTACTCAGGCACAGTCGCATGGCACCCGCTGGAACCATTGCCCGGATACAACTTGAAAGTCGGCACCTTAGATGTGCTCTTAAGCAACAGCCCCGACCTGCATGACTCAGGCGACATTTGGCCAGGTGCAGCATTCACCAAAAACGTGACGTTAGTGTTTGACCGCGACAACGCGTTGATGACTGGGCGTAAACGGTGGATGGAAATTAAAAACTACAGCGACCCAGTAAACGATATTGCTGGTGCAGTGGTTTCTTTCCGCCAAGCAAACATTTGCCTCTACAACGACAGCATATTTGTCTTAACCGAATCTTAAGCAGGTTCGGCTTTTTCTATTAACCTAATCATTAATTCACATATTCCAAGTAACTAACAAGTTACCCATCCGAGAGGGTGGATAAAAACAAAAAGGAGAAACATAAAATATGGCAACTGATTGGTGGCCAGAACAGTCTGGCAGATTAACTGATGGATTAACCATCATGTGTAACGCATACGACGCTAACATTACAGAGGGCGCATGCGTCAAAAGCTACGCGACAAACACAGCGTCGCAGCTAATAGTGCAGATAGGCGCATCCATAGGCGACTCATGGGGAATCGCGCTCAAAGCCTGTGCAACAGCAGGAGAAGCCGTTCCAGTGCTCGCGTATGGACTCTACAAAGCAACCTTAGACTCAGGCAGCACAAGCCAAGCGGCAGGCAAATACGTTGTTTCAGGCGCAACACCCACCCAAGTCACTACAAACCCGATAACGGCAGTGGCGAAACTCTGCGCTTTCGGCGGCTCAAGCTACATCCTTGGCATGGCACTTCAAGCCTCAACAGCAGGCAGCGACTCCATCATCGTATTCGTAGGCAAAGGAATCTAAGAGGTCCTTAACAATGTTGTCACTTCAAGAAACCCAAGCTCTGTTTGAGAAAGCAGAGTACAAAGACATCGTTGAATCCTTCCGCGTAAAAAAAGACCACGCAGTCTACGACCATGATGAAGCAAACTTATTCGGTGTAGGCACTGAGCAGCAAGAGCAGCGTATTCAAGCGTTAGGGCAGGATGACGCTAACAAACTCGCAGAAACCGTTAAAACCGTTCCGCTCAGCAGAATGATTAAAGAATTCTTAGCTAAATCATCCACCACAGGCTTATCAGGCGCGGCTTATTTGATTCCGCTGAAAATCTACAGCACCCTCGCAACCTACGCAGCAGTGCCTGACCTAATCAGCGAAGTTTCAATGGCTGTCATACCAGCCTCAGAAATACCCGGCGCAACCTTAGATGTTGACATAGCAAAATACGGCAGCTACAAACCCCATGTTGTATCTTCAGGCGCAAAGCAAGTGGAAGAAGAAATCGCGTTCACCAAAGCAACCTTGGACTTCACAAGAACCTTCGGCATCAACTTCAACATAGGCAACGACCTAATTGAAGACAACCAGTTCGCGTTGATTGATGTGCATGTGCGTATGGCAGGCGACCAAATGGGTCAGGAATCCGCAAAACGTGTCCTTGCAGACATGGTCACATGCAGCGACGGCGACGGAACATTAAACACCGTAGCTTCGATGGGGAGCAACAGCACAACCCTCGCTAACTTAAGCGGCGGCTACGACATGATTATAACAAACTTCGCAGGTGCACGACCCGACCACCTCCTAAGCAACTACAACATGCTGCGTAAAGGACCAATGCTGGACACAACCACATTCCCCGCAGTTGCATTGGCAACGTGGAGAGAGAAAATCTTTAACGCTGAAGACCCAAAAATCTGGGGCCTCAACTGGATACGCACCGACCACCCAAGCACCTTCACAGCGGCTTCAAGTCTTCCGACACATAACAAGAGCTGGATTTTCTGCAAAGACTACAGCTTCATCTCAGGCCGCAAACGATGGCTAAGAATGGAGAATTACAGCGATCCAGTTCGCGACTTAGTCGGCGCAACCATTACCGCCCGGCAGGATACGAAGTCAGTTTATAACCAGAGCGTTAGCTACCTCTACGAAGCATAGTAGGGTAAACCTTAAAGTGTTAAACGCCGCATAGTTTCTTTGCGGAAACATCATGTTAACGAGGCACTTGAATTGAGCAAAAAACTTGTTGTTGATTTGCATGGGTTAAACCGCCAATTCAAAGACATTAACCCTTTGAAGCCAGACGAAGCAGAAGTTGCGCGGTTGAAACAGAATTATTACACTGGCAATTTTAGCCGTTCAAGTTTACTTAAACAAGTTGAGGATGAAGAAAAATGCAGCGTATAACCCGCACAGGCGGACGCATGGGCGCAGTTGCTCCGGGCAAAGTGCAGTGTCCAAGATGCCGTAAAGTGTGGCTTGTCGAAGTCGGCGAATCCGAAGTTCTTTGCGGGAGGGGATTGCGCGAACGGCGGGCGCGAGGTGGTCGATGCGGTGGCCGATGGCAAGCGCGCGGCGAGAGGGATTGTGGCGTGGCTGGATGGAGAGCGGGTTGCCGCTACAAAGACAAATGCGGGGATCCTTCGCTGCGCTCAGGATGACAACATTGAAATAGGGGACGACAACGAAATAGGA